GACGAATAGTTTCGTCATCGCAATCCTTTTCAAACTTCTTATAGAAGTAGAACATGGTCCTCATAAAGAAGACCACGTCAGGATCGAGGTTCGGTACCAATGCACCAACACGCTCATCACCACAGCTTAAAACTGCGGCGATAAGCGACGCCAGTGGCCCTTTCGGACCACCAAGCGTCTTGGGAATACTTTCCTCAAAAGGAAACATACCCGTTTCGAGAGACCTATCGAAGGCCTTCCCGACAGCGGGCATGTCGATCATGATAATCGAGAACCCCCTAGTGTTAGCACGTTTGAAGAGATCCTTGTGGAACTCTTCAATCAGCGGTTGTAGCTCTTGGCACACTCCGATCCAGTCTGAGAAGAACGGACCGAGTGGCTCAAGAGCAGCATGCCGTAGATCCATTGTCATTTAACGACCCTTTCTATGGGTGGTGTTGGCAGGATCTGCGGCAACCTATACGACTCGCCTACGTAGCAGGAAAGCTACGGATCTTCCACCTCTATTACAAGGCGAAGACGAAGCGCAAATTAGCCGATCTCACGATCGACGAGCTTCGTCACGTTGGCACCAGTAAGAAATCCGACAAGTGCGTTTGCACAGTTTTCGGACTCACTGTCATTTTGGACGCCCAAAAGCGACTTGATGACAGTCCAGGAGGAAACCTCCCGGATAAGAGCGCCAGTCGTTGGGTCATAGTACTCGACGTTAAGTCGAGCCATATGACTCTCGCCAGTGGCCCCAGTCTTGGGGATGATGTGGTTGATCAAAAGACGAAAACGTGTATTACCATCGTTAAGATAGTATTCCACGCCCGTTGCCAGGTTCTTGTCCTTGTTAAGGACCTTCGCCACGGCATTATGAGTGATCGTGATGGTTGCTGCAAACATGTTGCTCTTCCTTCTAAGGGTTTGGACGTATCACTACGTTCATCACAGGGTATAATTACTTTCGTAACTCCCTGCCCAGCTGGTTAGACCGGCTGGCTGCTAGTGACCCCAATATAGCTAACTGACTCCAGGATAAAACCTGTTGACGGAAGGCTGGTAGGGGTGTGTAGTTGAACACCTTCCTCTCCTTGAACTCCGATGTTCGGAGCCCTGGCTGGAAATCGAGCTTCTGCGGGTTAAAAACCACATAATCTCGTCTTTCTGCGACCGTCCTCCGCATTATGCAGAGGTTAGACCACGTGAACGGCAAGCCGCCACGTGTTGCCTGTAAATAGGCACCGAAGTTGGTGAAATAATCCATCAACCAGGACCACGGTAACAGTTCCCATGCTTGAGAAAGCGATGGGCCAGTCATGCCTACGACTGCACGAAAGGCAGCCGCATGGAGAGCGTCCATTGATGGGATAGTCCCATTGTACTTTGCCCATGCCGTGTACCACGCCGTCCAATCGGACGACGTGTAATAGCCGGTGACAGCAGAACCTGTTGCACCAGCCCACGTCAAGGTACTAGGACCAATGAGATCCCCAGAACCTGAGCCAAGCTTTCGCTTGATGCGGGTTCCTTTTGCCAGCCGCTGCAGATATTTCTGCCTCTTCTCAGTAGCCTCGGTGAGACTTATCATCTTCATCAAGTCGGAGATTAGAGGGCGCCAACCAAAGGCATAGGCCAGGTGGGCGTCAGCAGCAGAGGGTCTTTTCTTCCCTCTACTCCGTATTAAGTCACCAATCTGTTTTACCATATGCGGAAGATCTTTAAGTTCCCCGAGGAAGACTGGAAAGTCAACCACAGGTGTGTTCGGGTTCATGTTGGCAATCGCCTTCAGAGCCAGTTCACTAAGCGAGGGGATCCCCGTAATGGAAGCTAGAGCTGGTGCATTACTGACGTCGAGCAGGAATCGATTCGAGTAACGAGTTAGCATATACGTCGTTGACGCATTAGGCTTCCACGAACCCGAGAACTCCGGCGCGACAGCAGTCCACCGCGACATTGTAAAGTCGTGTGGTACGGTGTATGGCCTGGACGTAGATAGAGTGTCCACACATTGTGAGGTTCCTTGATTTCCGGGCGTTGCCCAGTCGGAGAAGGTTGAAACCGACCCGCTGGAGCTTGTACTCTGGAAGATACCAGGTACTCGCGGCCCTTGATCAACTCGACTTCTTGTTCGAGCCATGGAACCTCCGCAACTAGCAGAAGAGGCGCATAATGCACTGGACCATGTCCAGCGAGGCCCACATTTGTGGGCC